ACCTTGATTTATCAAAAGTAGAGTCTTTTAGTTTTATTAATTTACCATTGACTCTTTTAGCTTTTCTTTTTACCCAACCTTTATTGGTTAAATATTTATCGAAAACAATTTTATCATTTGGTAATCTGCCCAACTCTATACCAAGCTCACATAAGTCTATTAGGGTTTGCCTATAAGATTGATTGAGTGCTACAGCTATAGCCCTAACAACACAATCCCCAGACTTAGCTTTTCTGCCACCATACTCTTTTTGCCTGTTTCCATCTGTTTCTATATATTTCATACTTTTCTCACTCCAACTTGATTGTTGGTATGAGTATATATTAACATAGTTAATTCCTAATGTCAATACTTAATTAATCACCGAGTTTTCTGAGTGCTTCGTTCTCGATATCAACAACCTCTTCCCTTATCTTGAAGTATTGCTTTCTATGTCTCTTGTATAGCTTCATAGGTATCTTCATAATGTGTGCTCTATGCACATCTTCATAGATAAACTCACCTGTACCATCACAATGCGGACACTTCTCAATACTGCTGTTATTGACAACAACAGTACCAACACCCTTACATATAAAACATTTTGTAAACAATGTCTCAGCTAAGGCTAGTCTTGTAAATTTACGAATAATTCCAGGTTTGCTAGGCACCCCATCTTTCATAAAAATTGTGCAGGCACTATCCATCATCTCATCAAACAATTCTTCGTGAGCTGAATCAGAATCTATAAACTTAGCCAAGAGGATATTCAATTCTTTTTTGTTTAATCTCTTCTTAGCTAGCAGGTGTGCAATGTCTTGTGGAGTAAGAGCGTTATGAGTGATTGACCTTACCTCATAAGTAGGGCTACTAGGCAACAGTAATGTAAGCAATTCAGGATTCATTCTTAACTGTTTTCCTTATAATATTTAAGTAATGATTCCTGTGTACCATATTTTTCTTCCCAAGTAAATGTTCCTAAATGGTGTATTCCCTCTTTACCTTGATGATGGGCATGACAAAGAGGAATAAAATCCTTGCTTTTTAACGACATTCCTGCTCCTGTTAGGTGGTGAATACAAGGAGGACTATATATTCCGTATAGTTTTTTGCACAGCACACAGCCGTAGCTAACGCATTTGTCATATTCTTTTTGTATACTTTTAGTAGGTCTTTTAGCCATAAAAACAATATTTTACAATATCATTTCCCAAAAAAATATAACAAAAGATATGAATATAAAGGCTTGCACTAGGTCAGGCAACTCATCATAAGCATACATAATCTTTTCTATTATTTTAATCATTTTTTCTTCATTCCTCTTAGTATTTTTTGATATTCTCTTTCGTTTTGCTCACATTCTTCGGTAACTTTTTGTGCATACGCCATCCATTTATCTTGTTCTGATAGCGGTTGTTCAGGAATTATGTGGCTTTTATGGTCAAACAAAGCTGATATTGGTACCAATACTCCTTTCGATGTATTGTTATCGCCACCTAAAACAGAACCTTTTTCTTGATAGAAACGCCTTGCAATCTTCTTCATTCTATCAACCGATAAAAACGCAGAAAAACACAATTCATCTCCATCCATAAAGTTAATAACCCACCACTTAGCTTCTGTATGAGCTAAGCCACTGGTCTTGTCTCTACTTTCATACTCTACAAAGCAATTTCCTGTTGTCATCCAATTCCTTGACATCTTTGTTTGCTCACTTTTTACTTCCACAGGGTCTTTTTCCAAGATTCCCCATACAATTTCTTCGCCTCTTTTGCCTACTGGAAGGTCATATTCAAATCCACTATTGTATTTCATTTTTTTTCTCCTTCGGATAATAAACTTCTACATAAGAACTACAGTTAGGGCATGACAAGTTTGTTACAATAGAATATTCTTCACTATCCTCAACATCATGGTCGCCACCCCAAATCAATTCAGTACCACAATGCCAGCATTTCACCCTAATTCTCCATAGAGTTTCTTCTCTCCCCTGATATTAGCGGATTTTGTCCTAAACAAATTACATGACTCCATCACAGATGATATTTTATGCCTCAGACAAATATAATCTTTCTTCTTTTCTCTTATCTTATCTATGTATGCTATAACTTCTTTGTTTGTTTCAGCCATAGCTTCCCTGTCTTTGACTGTCAATCCTTGATTAGCACTAGCTAAGAACACCTCAGCTTTTCTAACTTTCATCATAGAAGAGTAATATTCATAATCAGATTCAGCCTTAGCTAGCTGTTCTCCGTACTCCCTAAGGGATATAATTGCCTTCTCTAATTGCTCATCGCCTAATCTAATCATAGTCTATCTCGACAGCTGGACCAGTCATTGGTGCGTGGTTTTCTTTTGTAAATTTAGTTTCATCACCATCAACAAGCATTTGTATATTGTCTATCCACTCAACTTTTTTATCACGCATAAGTTGTTTTACAAGCTCACTCGATAATGTTTTGGCTACCTTGTTTTCAGCACCAGTTGCCGAGTTTGCCTTTATTGCAACATCCATCGCAACATGAGTTCTTGTTATATATGTTTTTAATGTCATTTCTTTAACACCCCTATAAGTTTTGTTTTAAGTTCGTTTGGCAAGGCATCGTAATGATTGCCAACCCTCTCTTGTTTGTATAAATTCACAAATATCTCCTCTTTCTTATCTGTCTGATAAGTAGGCATTTTTAATAAATTATTTCCCCCTAGCTTATTCCACACCCTTATAGCAATATCATCTTTAATCTCTTTGTGTTTAAAAAAATCTTGAAATATTGCTCTAATAGAAACATCAGATTGTTGCAAAAATCTAGTCAGGTTCACAGGTACTTGAGGCTTCCACTCCCCTAGCTCAGGGTCATTGGTGTGTGATATAAAAGATGCCATAACAGAATCTACGCTGTAATTCTGTAAGCTAACCCAAAACATTAGCTGTTGAGCTACTGTTAGCTTAGGCTGTTTGGGATATGTTTCATCAAATAACCCAATTAATTGTTTAAATTCTTCTTTGTTCATACTTAATTAATATACACACATATATATGTGTATGTTTTATTATTTAATAATAATAAATATAATATTAATATCACATCTAAAAACCGAAAGCAAAGAATATTAACAAAAATAAATAAAATAATACTTGATAGCTAAGCTATTAACATATATAATCTTGTTATTATGAATGAAGTAAATACAAATCTTGCAGATAGTAAAGAAAAATCTGATGAAAACTTGTCCGCTAATATGATTGCGGAAATCTATAGCAATATAGTTAAAGATAAAACACCTAAACTAACTTATAAATCTGTTTATGAGTGCTTGTCGAAAATTGACTTGACAGGTAAAACAGAACTTAAAAATGGTTTTACATATTTAAAATGGCAACACGCTGTAGACATTATGAATCAGCATTATCCTCAACATCATGTAATGTTTGATGATACCAAGCATAAGTTTTTTGAAGGAGGCTCACAAGAAATCTATTGCAGAATAGAAATCGACCACCTACACAAAGAGATGTGGTACCCTGTCACAGATTACAGAAACAGCCCCATAATTAAACCGAATTGTTTTGATATGAACTCAGCTAAAATGAGAGCAATGGTAAAATGTTTTGCTATGTTTGGTTTAGGAATACAAATTTTTATCAGTGGAGAGGCAATGCCTGAAGGAAACCCTCCTGTAATTTCGATAAGTGATGAGGTATTGGGAAAGATAAAAGATTCTAAAAAGCAAGCAGAATTTATAGAAAATGCCTTTAAAAACAACAAGTTAGAGGATAAAAAGACAGATGAAATGCAGTTTGGTACTGCCTTACAACCTGAAATAAAAGAAACAGAACACCCACATATACCTGATAATCTTAGAACTTCTTTGTTTAAAGATTATGCTTACGGCTTAACATACAAAGCTAAGAATGATTGGAGAATGTCTCCAGCTAACAGAATGAAAAGACTACTAGCTGACAAAGAGCAAAAAGATATTCCCCTACCTGACAGAGCGTTAGCTAGTGTTAAGTTTGGCACTTACAATGAAAGATGTGGTATAGCTAAATGGATGTTGGTTAATAAAGAGCCATGTTTGTATTACTGTGATAACCAAAATAATTGGAAAGTCAGCGATTGGATGAACACAAAAGCCGACAGAAGTATTGCTCTTAGCTGTACCCCTGATGGCATGACTATGGATAAGAAAGGTCTAATTGAAATAAAATGTTCAGCACAAGGGAACGCTAATTATGATGAGTTTCCTAAGCAATACCTTCCCCAAATTGCAGGTCAGCTAATGGTACTCAAAATGGCGGAGCCAAAATTACCTTTAGAATATGTTGATTTGGTTAATTGGACACCAACACACACAAAAATATGGAGATACACAAGAGATACTGACTATGAAAAGAACTTAATACAAAATCTTGAGGACTACTCGGAGGCATTGTTAGGCAATAAAGAATTACCTAAGAAGCCGATACCTTACGAGGAAAACTCAACGAAAAATATTAAGTTAATTTATGATGAGGCGAACAATGGTTAAAAAATTGTTTATTCCGCCTAGATTGGATGATGATGACATTGCAAAACTTATTGACCGCATTAAAAAGATAGACATAGGAACACTCTCGCAAAGACAATATATGCAAGAGGTAGATGAAATATATAAACAGTTGTTGTTCGACAACATGTAAACAAAAATTGGAGGATAGAGATGGCTAAGAAAGAAGAATATTACAATGTAATGGTGGGTTATGAGATAAAAGACCTTCCTGAAGTAAATCAACTTGTTAATAAATTGTTTGAGATACAAAAGGTTAGCGGTAAAAAGCCTATTTTTGTATCGCACAAAGATGGGAGTACATTTAAAAGCAAAGATGGTACGGAAAAAACATACAATATTGCTGTTTTTTTAAACAAAAGCGAGAAAGGAAACGCCTTTGCTACCATTAAAATAGAACAGGAAGAAGATGATACTAGCGATAGTCCTTTCGATTAAAGAATATAAAATGGAGGAACAATGTCGAAATACAATAAAAGCTATTATGAGCTCAACAGGGAGAAACATAACGCTAAAACAAGGGCAGACTATATAAAACATAGAGAAAAGCGGTTAACCTCCCTTCGAGAGAAGAGGGCAAAGCGAACTGATGAGCAAAAAGAAGAAGATAAAACGAAAATGAAAGAGTATTACCACAAAAACAAAGACAGAATAAATCAATATTCAAGAGAAAGGTATGCAGAACAAAAGGTTAAGATAGCAAAAGCTGAAAAGCTGTTAGCTAAGGAAGAAAAGACAGACACACTTGAAGAGTTAGATAAGTTTTAATCAATAACCTTCCCTTCCCTTTATTTTCATGTTAATATGGTTGGACAGTTATAAAGCTGGTAAATGTGGTCTGAAATAAAACTTCGGGTAAAAAAACTTCGGATAACTCTCGGCACATTTATCAGCGAATCATAATTGTACCTCATATAATTAGCTAGTAGCCTAAAAACTACTAGCTTTTTTATTTCAAATAAAGTATTGACATAAGTAATCTTTATGTTAATATAGGTTATTGCCTAGTGATAGGTAAGGGAATAGGTAGACATAGATGGTTGGTGATTAGTAGTCCTTGAAAGCCAACATAAAGACTACCAAGATGACTATGTATGGAGCAAAACTAGTCTACCTATCCTTATTAAATTAACAAGGAGATATTATGAAAACAGAAGAACAAGCAAAATTAGAAGATTTAAAAAACAAAGATGAATTGATACATCACATACAGGGAATATGTAAAGCTAATAAAGGCAATAAATATTGTTCT